AGGCATGATGTACGGCGGTGCTGCAAAGCGCAAGCCAATGATGTACGGCGGCATGGCAACCAAAAAGAAACCCCGCAAGAAAGCACAAGCGGGGGGCATGATGACATCCACACAGGGTCAACAGAACATGATGCAAAACAACATGATGCAGAAGCCGATGATGAAGATGGCAGACGGTGGTAGCCTAAAGATGGTAAAGAACAAAGCCGGAAAAATGGTTCCGTTCTACGCCGCTGATGGCAAGGGCAAAAGTTAGACGTACCTAGTTGACTTCTCCAACGCTTCGTTAGACCACGACTGCAGATAACGTAACAGGGATGCTATTGAGTGCGAACCATCGTACTCCGGCATCCCCTTGTTCATCACTGCTTCAAACTCTTCGGGCTTGACTGATTCAGACAGCAACTCGACCTTTCCGTTGGGCAAAAGGTTTGCTTCAAATTTAAATAGAGATGCTTTTTTTGACATCAGATAACTCGCTTATTTGTAGGTTGTAGCAATCAGCTTTGAATGTAAAGCCGTTGGCAGGGTCTACGTCACCGCGTCTATGTTTAGTTGCCTTTGTGTAAAAGTCTTGTTTTGGAATAGAACCTAGTATCCACGCTCGTGATGAATCGGTCAAGATTCGTACAAACACATAACTGTCACAATCTTGTTTGGTCCCGTGTGCAGCCACCGAACAGTCATAGTGTGGAAAGGGGCGGGTGTTGCAGCGTTTGGTCTTTACGTCTATACGCTCCCCGTCCCTAACTAAATCGTAGTCGTAGGTGTTAGATTCGTCTGCACCTATAGCGTCGGCTACAATGATCTCGCCTATAGCACCCACCACATGACTAAGGCTACCCGTAATGCTGCCCTGTAGATTACCTACAGTGGCAGTTTTTTTACGTGCGCGTTGTATCAGTTCAGGTGTTATCTTGACTTCAATCATCAGTCTGTTCCTGCAAAGAATTTGCAAGCGACTGTCCAAAGTATTCCCGTGCCGCCCGCATCTCATCCAACTCAAAGTTTAGTTTGCGTATGCGATTGTCTAAGTCTTCGATGTGTAGCACATAGTACTTCTGTACTGAATCAAAGTCTTCTACTTTGTGTTCTTTGTCGTTTATATTTATAGTGTCACTTTTCATTATTTTGCTTCTCCTCGTGTTTCTGTTTAACTCGTTGCCACTCGTCCCACTGTTCTGACTTGCGGGGTGGATTGTAGATAAGATAATCCTTTCCCCGCTTCCAAACAAGTGGTTTCTTTTCTTTAGGCGGCATTGAGGTCAACCACTTCACACACACCTGCAGTACATGCTAGTTCGCGTGATCCTGTGGTGTTGTCCTCTTTTTCAAAGTCAGTAAGGCGCGACCAGTCAATGTTAACGTACGTCATCCTTTCCTTCCACTCTAGGTAGTCATCAGGCTCTATGTCTTGATACGGTGCCTGTTGGTACGTGTGGTCACTGAATGGCAGAAAGGACACACCAGATGCCACGTCAAAGTTTTCGTACACCCACGCACCCACTTCCATCCACTCTTCTTCTTTTACAGACACAGTGATGGATGGCTTGTGTTCGCACCAGTGTAGGGCATAGGTCTTCCACAACTCTAGCTGTTCTATGGCTGTCATTTCAGTGCGTGTGACTGCACCCTTTGGTGATTCCATTGGGAAGCTAAACACGGTTGTTGAGTCAGGCTTCATCACGTCACGCTCTGCTGGCACACCCGAATCAATAAGGAACTGTGTCAACGGGTCTTTGTTATCTCCACGTACTGTACGTATGTAGTGTGGATTGTGACGAGCGTGGATACCACTGGCGGCATCGACAAGTTGAGACACAGTACCACTAGGCTTCACACAGGTGATAGCCGCAGACTGTGGTACGCCCAGCACTTCTGCGTATTTCTTGTTTACCTTGACAGCTTCGTTCTTCATATCCTCTAGCCATCTTTTGCTGTCCACATTCTTTGACAACACGGCATGATCCATGATGCCTGTCAGTGACACACCCAGCAGACGCTCTTCTTCTGTGTTCTTTTTCCAGATGTTACGCAGATACTTGAAGTTGGTCAGCGTAGACTGGAACGTGCCTAGTATAGTAGACAGACGCACCTTACGTTTAAGTGAGTCTAAACTGTCTGATTCACGCACTACCACCTCTGACAAATTACAAAATTGGTATGGGCGTAGCACTATCTCCGAACACGGGTTAGTTCCCCACATGTGACCTTGCTCACGGCGTTCGTTGCGACCTACCTGTATGTCAGCAGCTTGGCGATTAAATATACCACGCTCACCTGACTTAGATTCGTACAGGGATACCCACTCACGCATGAACGTACCCATCTCTGGTTTACCTTTGTAGGCTACAGAGTTGTTAGCCAACGCACGTTGCGGTTCGTTCTCCCACCACATACCTGACTTAGCGTGTGCCATCTGGTCATCGTTCAAGTTAGACAAGCTAATCAGTGCGCTACGACGTACGCCGCCCACGACTACAATCTCGCCTACCTTACACATCAAGTCGTGGCATTCTATAGGAAACAGCTTGCGTCCCCGTGCCTTTTTAAATGTTTCAATAGTGAAGTTAAACAGTTCGACCAGCGGTTGCGGCCCTGATGCACGTCCACCCATTATCTTGAGGCGTTCACCAGCAGGACGTACAACAGACACATCTATCTGTGGTACCTGCCCAGCATACAACAACGCAATCAACTCACGGTACGCCTTTGCCCATCCGGGCTTGCTGTCACCGACTTTGATGACAGTGTCTGAATCGTGGAAGTTGTCTGAAATGGTGGGTAACTTATCTACGTTCTCACGCTCAACAGAGAAGCCCACACCTGTACCACACATAAGAATGTACATGCACTCATCAAACGAACGGGGGCTGTCAACAGGGATGTACGAACAGTTGTAGCCACACACGTTGTCACGGTCTAGGGCATCACCCGAAGTCATCATAGCCCGCATAGATGGCATGACTTCCAGTCCCAGCACCGCGTTCTCTAGTTCGTTACGCAACGTGCTAGGAAGGGTGTAGGCGTGGTTGTTCTTTAGATGCTCCTGCATGTAGTCAAAGTATCTTGCTACTGTCTCGCCCCAGTTCTCGCGGCGTTGTTGGTCTTCTTTCCAACGGGCGTAACGTGACTTGTGGATGAACTCTTGGTATGGTGTTGGTAGTGAATTATTCATTTGTATCTCTCTCTTCTATCAATCTGTTTAGGTACCACTGGGCTTTTTTAAGGTCTTCGTTTCCGTTTTTGTATCGGTATCTCCAGAGGTACTTGATAATGTTTCCTTGCAGGTAGTATTGGAACCCGTCGCCTGTCGCCGCCGCGATTGCTTCAATGCACTCGATACCTGCTTTATTGTAGTGTGGCGGATTGTTGACATTGTCTGCTTTCTCTTTCATGTACTGCTCGTGCCTCATCTGTTGTCACCATCTCCGCGTATCTTACCACTTGCCATACGCTCTTTCAACTTCCAAATGTTCATGTCTGCAATCTGTTGAAGGTCATATCCTAAGTCGTCAGCCAATACAGCACAGTACCACAACACGTCACCTATCTCTTTGGCAATTTCAGTGCGGTACTCTGGTGTGTCTTTGTCGTCACGTATAATCTTCTTTACTTTGTCTGCCACCTCACCTGCTTCACCAGCAAGCCCAAGCGCAGGGTAAGTTATCTTTGCGTTGGCTGGGTAGATAGCTGTCTTACGAGCCTGTACTTGATAGTCGTTCATCGTTGTCATTGCTTGGCTCCAAAGTCTACCTTAACTACGTTGTTACCTTCGTGCTTCTTTACCACTTCTTCGTTTTCTTCGTCAGCCAGCATGTCTTCTTTTATTTCATTAAAGGCTAGACGGGCTAGACCTGCATCCACCACACGTTCAAAGTCAGACTCTATCAACTCCATGACTCCGTTAGTAACTACAGTACCTGCTTCGTAAAAGTCTTGATCGTCATCTAGTGTGGTGTCGTACGATGCTATGGCAAAGCTATCTTCATCTACTTTACGTAGTATGACGTACCACCTGTTAGGTAGTAGGCTGGCTTTTTCGTATTCACTTTCGTCTATTGTCATTTTTGATCCACTCCTCTGGGATGCTACCTTCTGCCCATTCAAATCCGTAGCGTGTAGCCCAAGCACCGTACGTAGTTTTGCTACCCTTGTAAATCTTATTCTTTGCATTTTGGAAAACAATACGTATGTCTAAGTCAGGATACTGTTCTTTTACCAGTTGCATCTTGACGCGGTCTGACTTGTCAAAGAACCCCTTTGCTTCTATCAGTATGTCTTGTTCTATTAAATGAAAGTCGGGAGTGTATGTGCGAGGCTTGGGTATGTACGTCAGCTTTATGTTTTCATACTCGTAGGGTATTGCACTGTTACCCAACGCCCTAGCGATGCCCAGTTCAAAGTTAGATCGAAACCCCGCTTTGTTTGCGGAACTTCTTTTCATAGTTCCATCCCTATTGATCCCATTCTTTTTAGTACGTACTCTCCCACTTTGGGGGAAAGTTTTTTTACGGTATACAGTTCGCTTGTCAGGCGATTCAATGGGACGCATACATTGACTCCTGCATGTGACAGTCTGCCTATTGTTTGAAATTCTAGTTCCAGCGTAGTGATGTCACGCTTCTCTGTGTTGGATGACAGGTCACCACCCATCGTAAAGTTCTCACGCAAAGTCAAAGGAAGACCACGCTCGTTCTGTCGCAGTTGTATTGCATTACGCTCTCCACCTTCACCCCTGTGGGATTCAATGTAGATGTGATGCAAGTCTTTGTTCATAGTGATTAGGTCAATTTCGTAGTCTTCTACAAATATATAAGGCACATCATAGTTCCTTTTGCTTTAGCTTTGTATACCATACCATAGGTGGATTCTTTGCTTGTGATGTTACCTTTGGATGTAGAGTAGCGTCAGGCCAACAGTGGTTTCTATATCCACACAAGTTGCACTCTTTTGATAGTACCTTGTTTTCAGTTCGCAACGTTTCCCCTTTGCGTCTGTATGTTTCATACTCATCAGGAAACGGCTTAAAAGGTTTGACACTAGGGTTAGTCAAAAACTTGACACGATCTACGGCATCAGCTAGGTAAGCTTCCCTGTCGTCGTCTTGCCACTCTGGTGCTTCAACTACAGCTACCTCGCCGCTTGACTTGTTGACAACTATCCACCCACCAAACGGCATACCCGTTGCGGCAGAGTACAGATAGCCCTGCATAACATAGCCAAAGGGATCGTCATCCTTTATGGAATCGTACCCACCAAAACCAGTGAATTTATTTTTGTATGCCCAGTCACTTGCTGACTTTACATCCCACACTTTCTCCACACCAAGTTCGTCACGTATGATTACATCCAGTGTGCCTTTGATTGTTTGTCCACCCAACTCTAGTTCTACTTGTCGTTGGGAGTCAACTATATCTACACCTGCTTCACGCATGACCAACATCAGCAACGACTCTACCATGTCACCAAACATAAATCTAAACAGTGTGTTGTACTGCATAGACTCTTTTATTCCTTGTTTATCAAGGACTTGCTGACAAAGAGGCCGACCCAATCCAGACATGCGTATGCGATATTCGCCACGCCTTTCTGTTAGTTGTCGCTTTGCGGAGTGGTTACAGTCATCTGTAAATTCTGATAACGAAGCGGGGGAAACGCTTGTCTCCCCCCGCAACGCTCTGGACATGTAGTCCTGTATGTTAAGCAGCGTCAGCATCAGCAAAGTCCGCCGCAAGGTCTAGATCACCATCGTCTGAAATAAGTTTCAGTGCTTCACGGTTACTCTTCATAACGTTTTCGTTATGACCTTTGATGGTTTCGGCAAACGTTCCCATCAGTTCACGATCCTCTGAAGTAAGCTGGACTGTGCTATCAAACGTAGGCATAGGTGTCCAGTAGGTCACACTGCCCTTCTTTTGTTTGTTAGTCCGCAACAGAATATTAGTATGTGGCATCAGCTTGTTTTGCTTAGTCAAGCTTTGGATGAAGTCAGAGATAGGCTTGAACCCTGACCGCTTGAAGTAAGCGACCACTGGCTCATCAACAATCTCTACAGGAGTACCATCACCTTCAACAAACGATCCGCTAATGCGTCCGTAGATGACTTGGTTACACACTACCGCACGGGAGTTCAGATAACGAATGTCATCTTTATCCATTGCATCTTCTTCGTCACGAGTCAAACGACCACACTTGTTGCCGCCTTGCGTGTCAGGGAACATACCGCCAAAGGAATTCTTTTGGACTGACTTACAAGAGAAGCCACCCTTACCTTCGTTAGCTTCTTGATCCCACATGCTGTACTCATACATCCGAAGTAACGCACGTAGCTTGACTTCCTTTGCGTAAACAAAGCGTCCATCTACATACATCTTCCAGTCACCACGAGTCAGGTTGTTACCGTCGTCGGTTTCCTGATCGTAGTTGATATTCAAACGAGGAAGACCCACACGTTCGTTGGTGACACCACCTTGACCCGTTAGCTTCATCATTTCTTCTATGTTGTCGCCTGATAAAGCGGCAACCATATTGTCTAGTTCGTTATTCATTTCCATGATTTCTGTCCCTGCCATGATCCTATGATCTCCTTTTCGTAGTAGGGTTGTAGATAGATATTACTAACTTACAACATGTAAGTCAAGCCAATTATCGCCTATTTTTATTTCAATTTCGACAGGCATGTCGTAGGTGACGCCATATCGACGTTGTGTCTCTTCAGGCAAAGAGAGCATAGCTTCCCGCATCAACTTGATGCAGATGTCTTTTTCATCTGGGTGCATATCCAGTACGATTGAATCGTGTACTGTGTTGCAGATTACAGATTTTAATTTATTTTCTTGAAACAGTTTGTCTAGTCTGACCAGTGCGGCGGGCAACAGATCAGCCGTTGCAAATCCCTGCACAGGATAGTTACAGATATTTGTGCGGTGTGTAGCCGTACCGTACTTTGTCCACCGTGCATCAGGGAAAGCGTACTGTCTTCCAGACGGTAGGGTGATTACGCGCTTTTCTACGGCCTCTCGTTGCAAGTCATCGTGCCAGAGGGTAACCCCACCATACTTCTCTTTGAACGCCTTGTAGTAGCGTTGTTGCGCCTCTGTGCCGCTAGTGCCACCATACAGGGGCTTAAAGGTGTGTGCCTTTGCTTCTTGTCTAGAACAACCAATCACGCTGGCAGTGTAGCTATGCACATCTGTGCCAGCTTCCACGTCGGAGTAGGCTTGTTGGTCTTTACCCAAGAAACCAGCTACTCTGAATTCCAGTTGCGAATAGTCACCTTCAACAATCTTACCTTTGTCGAAACGGCTTTCCACAACCTTCCGTATTTCAAATGTGTTACCTCGTGGCATATTTTGAAAGTTAGGATTCCTAGACGAAAGGCGACCCGTCGCCGTAACACACTGCATAAATTCTGGATGTATGAAACCGTAATCATCGACATTGTTTTTCATTCCTTCTACAAATGTACCCAAGTACATACGCAAAGCATTGTATCGTACGTACGCACTGGCAAACTCACGGGCATCACCCGACAGTTCTAGTTCACGATCAGCCAGTGTCTCTTTGTCTGTTTTGAATCCAGCAGATGCCACGTCCCTTACGTTGCGTGGTACAATCTTAAACCCTGCTACCTCTGACGTGGGCATGTATACCACACCTTTGCCGCCACACGTCTTGCATATACGCAGTGCTTTGCTGGGTGTACCGTCTTTACGCACAGGACGAACACGACCAAAACCTAAACAAGTAGCGCACCGACTACCCACTGTTTTGTACACCACGTCTGTGTTAGATCGTACACTGATGCGAAAGTCTTTTGCTGACATGCGGGTGCGTTGCTTTGGCTTCATGGTTGCACCCCGTTGCTCCATGCCCAAGTTAAAGATAGATGACCACGACTTTTTGTCACGCACCTTACGTGAGTACAACAGCATTGACCTGTCGTCAGGGCTAGTCAAGCTAATAGGTGTGTCACCCATTGCACTCCGCGCCATGTCATTCAAGCGTAACTCTAATGCGTCCAGTTCATCTTGGTATAGCTTTTCAATTTGATCTAGTGTGTCTAGATTAATACGTATCCCGTTGCGTTCAATACGGGACAGTGTGTCTGTCATTTCAAGCGACAGCTTGAGTGTCGGTACCAAGTCGTTCATTGTATATATCCTCAAATGTTATGCCAAAGGCATCTAGTTGTTTTAGTGCTATCTGTTCTGTAGCCAGCACGTCAGCTACACCGTACTCTTTTACTATTTCCCACGGTATTTCGTAAAAGGTTTTCCCACTCGCCATAAACGGCTCAACGAGGTCTTTCTCTTTTTGCACTGTGTCATACTTTTTTGCAAGAGAAGCAAGTCCAAGAGGCCATCTCCGCGCTTTCGATAGAACATACTCTGCAACCATAGTATCATAGATTTCTCCTGTGTAGGTAAAGCCGCAGTCACGTATCCACGACAAATCAAACTTTATGTTTTGTCCTACTACCACATCTGCGTAGTTAAGTGAAGTCTGAAAATCTTCTGCGGCGTTGGGTGAAGGTGGTTCAGTCTCGTGGTAGTAACAGTCGTAGAATACTTGTGTCTCATCTAACCACTTGTAACCTATTGAAACCAAACGATTACCAAAGTACGGCAGTGCAGTAGTACCACCGTTGGGTTTGTGTAGGTGTGTTGTTTCTACGTCAAATGTCAGTACGTTCATTGCCTAGTGCCTCACGTATTTCCCTGATAAGCCAAGCAGGTTTTTGTTGGAGTAATTTTTTTAGTCGTGCCTCAAAGTAGTCTAACTCTTGCTCAGGTGTAGGTATACTCTGAAATTCTTCTTTCAACAAGTAGTTGTGTACAAAATGCTTTATGTCATGCTTGTGATTATACCAAATAGATTTACCTTTTACTCTCCACTTGGGAGAAATAAGGCTAACCACAAACTTTTCGTTTATAAGAACTGTACCACTACCATAGTCTTCTATGTTAAGACGATGCTCAATTAAAGCTATAAGCTTGCTTAATCTACTTGATTCTCTTTCACCCCAATTATTTACTGTGTCCCTATCCCGTTCTTCTTTTGCGTGTTTTCTAGCTTCTCTTAAACGCACTTTAAGTTGGGGTATGTCTTCCATTGTGTACATAGATTCAGACATTATTCCATCTCCTCAAATCTTTTCTTTGCAAAGTACCGTGCCAGTACAGCCAACGACTCACCACCTATGTGTGGGTACTTGTCTTTGAGTCGTTGGTATTCTTCGTCGTACAGACGCTCTAGTATTTCTTCGTTGTAGTGATTGCTCATCGTCTTCCTCTATCAGTCTTAACGTAGTGACAGTTAGCACACAACACTCTACACTTTCTTATTTCTTTAGTCAAAGCTTTGAGTGAGTACGCCATCATGTGTGCTATAGCGGCTCTTTTGATTTTTGGCTCTATGTGGTCAAAGTGTAACGCCACTGCGTGATCTTTGTATCCACAAACACAACAGCCCTTGTGTACCTTGTACTTACCAAGCCAATGCCGACGCCTAGCCCTGCGATTCATCAGTAGTACACCCCTCGCTGTATATCTATCTGTGTGTTGATT